CAGTAGAAACGACAATACCAGTCAGAGGACCGAAAAGGACTGACTCTCTTGACTTATAGCACCAAATAGAGACACCATTTACCCAAGCACCGATTGCACTATTAGCAGCAATCTCTTGTCTCTCAGAAACGGTATTTACGACTCTAGGGACTCTAATAAGTTTTCTTTGGTTGCCAGGTATCAATGCAGACCCAATGAAAGGTCCTATCTTGTAGTTTGGAAGACCAGACGCTGCAACGTAGACATAATCAGCGTTGAAGAAGGAATTCTGAATATTAGTTGTAAATTCGGTTACAACATTGTTAATTGGGATTTCAGTGGACTTACCTCTGTTAAGATCGACTGAAAGAAGGATATTACCAACTGGAATGATATCAGTCGGTGTAGCAACTCTATATGAGAAAGTAAACTCGTCAATACGAGAAGATACTTGGAATGTGCCGTTAAAGACAACTGGGTTTGCACCATACACTGTAACGGTGTCTTCAACCAATAATCCGTGAGGTTCTTCGGTTGTTACGGTTGCAACTTGTGATGCACCGCCAGGATCGATTGCAGAGACCTTAATAAGTTTTTTAACGTTGTAAAACCAAGATTCTAGTCTTTGCTCTCCAACAGAGTCGGATCCAAGTGATGCAACCTTTAATTTATCGCCAGGTAGGTAATATGATCCAGTATCGTCGAGCACAGTGCTTCCTGCTTCGGCAATACCCAAAACACGCATTTTGACTTCATTAGCAGTGTCTTTATTAGCGTATATGAAGATATTGGAAGTAATGATTGTGCCAGGATCCCAATCTTCAACAATACCGTTATTTGATCGAGTACATTCAATAAATTGGTTAAGTGACTTCTCTTTATACTGGACTTCCTCATTATCGCCAATAAAGAAGGTGCCGTTTCTCTCAGGCCATCCAATAGTAGAGTCAACAGTTACAATTTGGTCAACAGTGTCTAATGGCTCAACTAGACGTGTTTTGTATGGAATCTTGAAGGTGCCAACTAGTGTTTCTTCAGAAATTACCAATTCATAAATTGTATCTTCACCTTTGATGATAGAAATCGCATTTTCAACTAATGCTGATGCATATTTGATATTTTGGTCAACTTCGTCGGCATATTGAATAACTTCTGCATCAATTAGGTTAGCAGGGTCACCAGACACTACTTGTGTCCTTAGAATGGTGTCTACGACCCATGTAGCAGCAGATGGGGAGATGATCTGCTCTTTAGGGTATGATACTTCAATCTCTTCACCGAAAAGCACCTTGAAGAGGTATTTTGCACCTAGTGCAGTACCTTTTGCAAGATAGAAGTCCCTGATATTCTTAATTACGTTAACAGGGTTAACTTTTGACGGATCAAGTTGAATAGTGGGCAAATATTGCTTTCTAAACTTTTCAAATAACTGATAGATGAAAATAGAGTCAAGATTATGGACAATAGACCCTACTGGGTGTGTACTGCTTGAAAGTTGCTCTTCTTTTGCATAAATTTGGTTTCCATACTCATCAAATTCAACAACGTTGGAAACACCACGGACAATACCGTTAAAAGCACTAGGGACGTAGTTTCTACCACGCTCTTCGATTACAAAACCAGTAACTTGGTCATATCCTACGTTTACAGATGCTTTTGCTGCAAGAGGCTCAGCAATGTAAATCTTAGGGGGCTCTGTTTCAGAATATCCAGTACCGAAGTTGGTAATATTGATATCTGTTAACTCACCGTTGAAAATAGTCGCAACAGCAGTTGCACCTGTGCCTCCAATAGGATCACCGTATGCATCCTTACGATCATCAACAATATAGACAGAAGGAGCGTCGGTATAACCTCTACCACCTGTCAACAATTCGATATCTGTCACAGCACCGCTAGATACCGTCACATCAAGCACCTGTGCCCCTACAGGGTCGATTACTCTACATCTTGGTGCAGTTGTATACCCACGACCTCTATTAACGATAGTAACCGCTAAAACACCACCCTCAGGAGTTAGTGAGCACTCAGCAATAGCGTTGATACCACCCTCAGGAGCAGGGTCAATGTAAATGGCAGGAGGGTTAGCATAATTCAGTCCTGCTTTAGTAACTAAGATGCTATCTACGTTAAGTCTACCTTCAGTATCGATAGTTGCGTCACTAATCTCTGCACCGCCAGGATTATTGAAGGTAATGACTGGCACAAAGTCATATCCAGATCCAGAATCAGTAATTCTGACTGTATCCACCATTCCAGTGGTGTCATTGACTGTCAGAGCAACCTTTGCTTGTCTACCGTTAGGATTTGTAGGAGGAGTGACTAAGGGAATGGGTGGGTTGTAAGATGTATAACCCTGACCACCAGAAATCAACTGAATATCTTTAATACCTGCAACCAAACTGTGTGCAGTAGCATATTCACCAGTAGTAGCAGTCTGAATGTTTACTCTAGGAGCAAAATCAAGTCTATATCCCTTTCCACCATCTTTTACTAAGATATTGTCAATCTGATTCTCAAGTACATTACAAACTGCAGTTGCACCACTACCAAATGAGGCAGGCACAAACTCAATCGCTCTAATATGAAGAGTATCAGCACTACCAAGTGCAAATTTAGCAACTAGAGTATCTTGATAAACATTAAACTGCTCAAAAGGTCTCTGTAGTTGTCCTGTGCGGTTTACAACTAGAGAGACGTCAGAAATAGGAGTATATGGTTGACCATTTACTCTTAGAGGATAATATTTGGTGCCTTCCCATTCACTAACAGGAATAGGATCCATAGTAACGATGGTTTTATCAGCAAAACCAATCAGATACTTAATTTGTGTAAAACTTTGATCATCTCCACCAGAGGGTGCTCTAGGAGGAGTTGTAAAGATGATGTTTGTGCCATTGACAGTATAATCAATGGTAGGACGTAGAGTCTGGTTATATGCAGTAACTACAAGGTGATCTACAGACGCAGGAGTTACAGGAGTGCCTTGAAACTTAAGTGGGAATGAAGTGCGGACTCCATCAAATAGGGTATATGGATTTTCTAGTGCTTGCTCTTTCTTTTTAAATTCTGAAGGTGAAATACCTGGCGTCATAATGGCGTCAGGACCTCTAGTTACTGTCTCATAGTAAAAGATCTCATTATCAACCTTGATACTACCATTACGCTCTTGATAACCGTCAATATCCTCTACGACGATCTCGGTATCGTTAAGACCGATCGCCTGTAGCACAGTTGTCTCAGATGTTAAGACATTTGACTGATAAGTGTCAATGTCAAGATAATCGAGTATGTTGTTAAGAATGTCGAATGGTCTTCCGACTTTCTCCTGTGACTTGTAGTATTGTTGTAGTAGTTTGACTAACTGACGATCTTCCTGCTTGATAAAATCAGGGAGTTGTTGCTCAACTCTGTCAGAAACGTTGACTCTAGACATATCTTAGAAGCACTCTTCTAATTCTGGATAAGTGAAACTATCCGTGGGGTAATCAAGTATATTTAGCTCGCCTCCACCGAAGTTAAATCCATTGAAATTATTAGGATCAAAGATAGGGACTGACAAGTCACTAATAGTGTAATCGATAGGATTGACTTCTGGATTGAAGATGATTGGGTCTGTGCCTGCAGGAGGCTCAAGTGATCCACCACTAGGATAAACCACCACTGGAATTCTGTTTGTATTGTCAGGTGTCAGTGCTACGTTGAGAGGTCCTATGCATACTTCACCAGTTGCATAGTTGACTGATCCGACATTGTTGTTAAGTACGACTTCTGCTTCGTCTCTAACTGTTACAAGCATCATATTACCTGCACCGTCATCCCTCAAATTCACAGGGACAAGAGTTTGTGCTTCGGTAGAAGATAATGTTGCTGTATCTACTTGGACAACACCACTAGTTAGGTTAGCATTGTTAAGAAGACTTTCTGTATAACCAGTAGCATAGAATGTGCCAGATTTAACAACAGAGAATGTTGGTTTACATGTATCACCCATTCCACCACCATCACCCATACCATTAGAGTCCTCAGGGGTGCCTGCAAAGTCACCAGGACGGAATAGAGGGTTGTTGAAGTCAAGACACTGGTTAAAGACTTGACCAAACTGGAATGTATCCAGATTCTGACCTAATGTAAGTTGAGTTGTGCTACCAGAGATAGCAGGGTCTGCATTATCAACTACACCTGCATACTTAGATCCTTCAAAACGATTGTTGAATCTATTTGCAGCATTGTTTGAGTTGTAGTCGTCTACATTCTTTAATACTTTAGTCCTTAGGTCATTAGAACTAAGATTAGTGTCATTACCATTATAGTAAACGTAAGACTTAGGAATAACATAGAGAGTTCTAGGATCAATGATGATTGGATCGATAGCACCAATCGAATAGTCTTTTAATTCATTCTTAATTCGTGTCTTAGTAGTCTCATTTAGTTTAGATCCTGTTTTTGGTCTTACTGCAACGTAAACCTTACCATAAACAGGTGGACTTAGTTTCTCACCACCATATGCAACCACACTTCTTGACTGTGGATAGATTTGACGGACTAGATTCTCAAAATCCCTTTCTGTAACTGCTCTGTTTTGTGTTGTGTATAATCTAGGAGCATTATATTTGATTGATACGGGTGTTTCTCTATCTTCCCCGTCTGCTGCTTGGTTTTCAGTGACAACAGTGATATTATTGTTACCAATGATGCGTCCTTCACTATCTACAGCAGTCCCGATGAAGGTAAAGTCCCTAGCACCGTTTGCTTCCTTACCAATAGTCCTTACATAGTCAATTTTTACAAATTCACCGTCAACTAGTTGTCTACCTAGGACACCATCTCCAAAAATGACCTTGTAACGTAAATCATCAACTTCTTCAAGGAAGTAAATACGAGAATTTGAGTCTAGGTTAACTGAAGATGTCGCTCTGTTGTAAATATCGATTTCTGACGACTGCACAGAAGGAGAAACGTAGACAATCATTCTTTCAGTGTCTACATCTTCACTAGGAATGATGTATTCTTGCTTTTTCGTGTTATTAACAATAAACGAGTAAGTAAGAAGGTTACCTTGATACGCTGCAAGGCATTTGAAGGTCGCAATACCTGTAGATTGGTCAACAGGTGCTTGGACTTGGTTTAAGATTGTAAAAATATAGTCATCAAAGTTATTTTCAGCACTAAATGAGTCACCCTTGTTAATTGTAACCTGCTCAGGGTAAGTTAAACCATTTGCACCGACTAAAGTCTGTATCGATACTGTTACAAATGCTTTTGGAGACTTAATACTACGAGGAGTGTAGTTAAGTTGCTTAGCAACCTTAACAATATTGTCTCTAACAGTAGATGTTTCTAGAAATGCCTCATTAAGAGACATGTTTGCATTGAATGCAGTATAATATGTGTTGTATGCGAGAATATCAAGAAGATAAGACGCAGCAGATCCCTCAAAATCATAATCCGTAAACTCAGTCCGAGTCCTAAGGTATGATCTTATGGATTCCTTGATTTCAAAGAAATCTAAGGAGGTTAATTCTGATGGTACTGCAGGCATTACGTCCTCTCTAGTATGAAATCGATTACTTTAACGACCCTCTCACCTACGATTGTGTATTCAACGTTAACTTCTATTGAGTTAGTATCAAAACCGTCTCGTATGCTGACAGAGGTGACTCTGATGCGTGTTTCGTATCGAGCAAGGGTGCTTTGAATCTCGTCTTTGATTGCTTCGCCTGTAAAAACGTCGTAAGGCTCAAATAAGAGACCTGTTACTCTAGATCCAACTTCATATTGAAAGGGTTTCTCACCTGGTTGGGTCATGACCAGATTTAGCACTGCCTGCTTAATTGCATTTTCATTTTTGACAGCACCAAAGTCGCGATTATTAGGATTCGCTTTGAAAGACATTGCGAAATCCTTATAACCACGACTTATGTTTTTATCTGATCGAATTCTGTATGACACTATACATTAGCGTAAGATTTGCCATTACGAATTTTTTCCTTCTGATCTCTTAGTCTCAGAATCTCTTCAATTCCATAGTCGGTGATGAGCACCTTACCACTTCTAATGAATTCTTCTGATCGATCTACTCTAACCATGGGAAAACAAGCTAGTTAATTATATTTAGCCTTGTCCACGATACTTTTTGCGGGCACTATTTGAGGAGGTTGCAGAATACTTTGTATTCTTGCCTCTTCCTTGTCTAGTTTTCTTTGGAGTCTGCTTTTGGTACTGTGTGTTGTTATAAAGAGCCATTAATAATTTAGCAAAAGGTCAACCTGCCCAGACATTCATAGAGCCATAGGCAACTACAGATGAGCAGGGGTATGAGAAGCCAGGAAATCCAACTCCTAGCGGGTCTAACTGTCTAGCAACCAATCTCTTGAGTGCAAATACAGTTAGGGTTGTCGGGTAGACAGTCCTGTCATGTCCAACACCCTTATCCTCTGTCGTTAATATCGAGCAGGGGTATGGTGTGGGTTTAGGACATAGAGACTTTCCACACGGACACATATGGATAACTATGTTTGTGCATGTAGATGGGTGAGGGATAAATTTGTCACCCGCTAACATGATTGGGAATCCATTGACTAACACTGTAGCACGATTAGGTCCTAGTGGAGTCAAAGGTGTTAATGTTAGTGGTGGCCACCAACATGAATATTCTTTGATACGGATAGTCCTTGGTCTAGGAGGAGCACCGCATGCTTCTGTGCTATGCACAACAGGAGGTAGGCATAGACCATGCCCTGAGCATGGTAGTCCGTTGATAGCAGCAACTGGTTTAAGAAATCCAAATGCCATTATCCCTCACCTCTGAGCTGCCTTCCGTCCAGATATGGGTATTTATCTTGGCACTCATCAAAGAATGGGTTACCTAAATTCTTGATACTCCTTGCCAGTGCATTCGTGCCACCAGTAAGATAGTTAAGGATCTCCATGGTGCCACTGTAATCCCCCATCTTGATCCTCCAACGCGATGTTTCCATACGTTTGGGGTCAATGGATATAGAGCAGTCTGCGACGTGCTCTAGAGCGTTACAGGAGTGGCACAGACCACTACCACTACCAGGCCATGATGGACTTAGACCACCTCCATTCGCTCCTGTATTTGTTGCTGAAGGAGGAGTGATCTCATAGTAGGTTTGTCCTGCGAGTGGGTTACCCGAGTCGTCCCATCCGCAGTATACATCCAAGACGCCATTTGTGTTATTACCTTTTCTAACGTAACGATCCCAACAGTCATGAGGAATATTGGTAGGATCAGTTGCACAATTCCCGCCGTTGACTGTAAAAGCAACATAGCTCTGTGATCCTGGTATTGATGTTTGTGTGGCATTGCCTTCTTCGTCTACACCGTTAACAATCGTATTCCAAGTCGCAACTGTGTCTACTGGGTTTGCGTCTAGGTTATTTCCTAACCATAATCTAAACTGCTCTGCTCTAGAATAGTTACTACGGTTATAATCATATGTATTTTCCTCTAATCCGATTGGGACGTATTCTATACTATTGTTACTACCACGGTAACACCTACCAGGCACGTTACCTCTAGTGCATTTCCACGTTTTATACCCGCCTGACACATTTCTCTTCGGTGTAAGTTTAGGTTTAGGCAAAGAATTCAACCATTCCATGAATGCTTGCCCTTGAGGTCCTGTAGTTTTACCGTCAAAGGACAGTGAGACGGTGAATTCTGCTCTTTCATCCGTTGGTGCACAGTATTTCCACGGCAAATATCCAAATGCCTTCCTAGATGCGGTCAATTTGTCCTGCACTTCGCCGTAAAAGTTTTCTCTAGGGTTATCTTCCGCTTCCATATACGCACATGGCATCTGAAACCACTTTTTGATGTTGTGAATTATTGGTTGATCCACAATTATACACCTACTACCGTCAAATGATCCGTACAGTCCGTTAAATGCTTCGCTATCTGCCTCAGTTTGCTGCAGATCTGACAAAATTTGTGAATATGCTCCGCTTGCAAAGTTTGCACCTGCAGGTTGTGACCTCTCACCCTCCGCTTTTAGGAATCTAGGGTCTTCTTGAGCGTTAAGATTCTCAAAAAAGTCTACAGGAGGCAACGCTTTGACCAAAGGTAGACCCATATTGATCTCAATACAGTCCGCAGGGAGGTTTTGACACAAAACTGTCTTACCTTCTGGGTCAACTTCTGCGTATTCCATGTATGTGATGGGCACATTAGTCGTATAACCTGCATTTATGGTAGACATTGACTCTGTAATCTTACTAGAAGCGTTAGGATTACCCTCTGCCTCAAAGTCAAGCATGTCCGCAAGGTCATTTTGAGCGTCATCTAGTGATTGCTCACTAAATTTAGTGTCTACATTGATTGAAATGCCCTTTTCTGCGATGTAAACCATCGGTGGGTTTTGCGGATCGTAACCAGACCCACCCTCAACTACGTCAATCCGCTTAATAATGCCTGATTTAGTGATCCTACCGACCCTAACCTCTGCATTACGGAATTGTTGCACCGTATCAAACTCTCTTTCCTTCCTATTCTTGAGCACTTGTAGTTGTCTACGCTCAAATTTGTCCAAAGATATCTTCTGCTCACCAATTTCACCGCTCTGATTGTAGTCTGGAAACTTCTTTACAGGTTTATCGTAGTCTCTGAGGAAGGCACCACGCATCTGACGTGCTGTATCTGTGCTACTAAACTCCTCTAACTGACCTGGCTCACTAATAGTCACGATAGGATTCTTATATCCTACACCACCATTGATAATATCGATAGCAATGATCTTACCTTCTGTGTCTACAACCGCTTCTGCCTCTGCTAAATCCAGTGTGCGGGTCGGAATGAGTGCTTTTGGATCTACCTTTACCTTATAATACGCAATATTCTTCTCAAATTCATACACTCCGAAGAATGCTGCCTTGTCTTCAATGCCATATCCCGCTAAAACTTGGATAGTTGCCTGTGGTATAGGGGGATCTCCCTCGTCTGAAGGGTATGGATGACTCACAAACTGCTGTAAGTATGTAAATTTCTCTCCTTTGTTGCGTCCATCCTTGGTTAATTCCATATAACCCGCATTCATTTTCCCACCAAAGTAGAAAACACCCGCAATATTCCATCCGTTTATCTGCTCACCCTTGCGGAATGTGCCTGTAGTGGTCAAATACTTGAAAAAGATCCTGTGTGTATCTGTATCCGCAGTCCTAAATGACTCTTCTACACCAGATCCTGCAGGTCCTGTGACCTCTATTCGCGTTTTTGTCGTCTTCCATGAGTCTTCACGGATCTGATAGAAGTGAGAATACCACTCTTTACTCAAAATACACCCATCAACGTCGTCATCGTCTAGATGATTGGGGCAACATGTCGCATCAGAGAGCTCATATTGTATTCCGAAGACAGGTCCATTCCACGGATAGGACGTATCATACAGATAATACATGTATTGTGAGTCATATGCAGTCTGAAATCCAAGAAATCTTGGCACAGATCCTTTCACCGCACCGTTTAGACCATACAACCACTCAAAATTAGCGTCTCCATCTGCTTGCACACCGCCTACAATGCCTGCTGTGCCACTTTCACCGAATCCACTGACGCCAGGTGTGCCTATTGGTTGACCAAATGCATTAGTCCCGAAGGAATTCTTCCTATAATCACGGTAACTAAACCCTGATCCTTCATTTCCCCATGTATACCAACCACTTTTATCAACACACTGACCAGTAGGACCTATTTTACCGACGTCCTTATACTCACTTTCGGGTGCATCTGGGTTATCACCTGTAAAAACATACCCAAAGATACCCTGATAGACGTATCTTTCGTCTCTGGGGTCTGCAGGAGGGATAGGACCGCCTTTCAGATTGACTTCATTAGCAGGATCAATGGTATAGAAGTCATCTTCTGGGTCATAGAAGTAGTGATATAGAGGCACAGGGGTCTCTCCTGTCCCCGCTTCTGCCTGTGCATCACTCAAACTAGTAAAAATGTATCCTAAAGTGCCAACAAGGTAGTAAGGTTTACCATTATTACTACTTGGTTGACTATTAGATGTAGTTAATTTTGTATTATCGTCTCTTTCTCCTCTATACCAGACGTATACAGGCACAGAATTTCCTACCTGTGTGCTCATTAAGTAGAAAACAGGGATCTGTCCCTGTCTAGGCTCTGGGTTATACCCTCTTAATACTTTTTGCCACGACTCATCGTCCCCAACAGCGTGCTCTTTTGTCAACTCTGGGGTCTTACTATACTTGTGATCGTCTTTACTACCTCTATAGAAGCGATAGATCGGGTTTCTGCCACCTGTGCAGTTACCGACACATAGTTTCTGCTCCTCTCCAATGTAATGCACTATATCTTTGCCTAGTGGCATAGTGCCAGGACCTTCGTCTACATACTCAATCGTATAGTTTTCGTCGTTGTCCTCATCATAAAAAGGTTTAATGTAGTCCTCACCCTCTATAGGGTTTGGAAACGATCGTTTAGTCGATAGGATATAACAAGCCAAATCAGCCTAGACGGTCTTCCAATTTATTTAGTCGGTCATACAGATCATCTAGGATCTCTTTGATATTCAAATGCTTTTCATAACCTGGTGGTTTATACTGAATCATATCAGCACCAGGTGGAGGTAACTTAGCGATTGCCCCCTCTGTAATGGATACACGCTTCGCAAGATTCTCTAAACCTTGACCCACCTTTTCTAGGCAGAAAGCGATTTTTTCCATATCGTCCATACCCTGAGTAGGTAGCGATGGGTTGGGATTTGCGACATCCCCATAACTAATAGGACTAGTTGATTTAACTGGCATGTTTCACGCTCGCGATTTTTTTACTCTTCGATGGCTTTCAATATGATAGAGCCATCAGTTTCTTCGGTATACTCTAACTTAGTGCCTGCTCGCCATCCCATCTCCTCCATTAACTCAGTAGGAATAGTGATAAACAGATCACCATAGTCATCGTCTTCTACATCTAGGATGTATCGTTTGCTCATTAGTAGTTATCGTGGATACATTTTATGTAGACTTTCCCCGAATTGCACCAACACATGTTTCCATATAGAAACTATTGCCAGGTGCTCTTAGGTCTGTGATCTGACTCTGCCCCCTGTAAGGATGATGCAACATAAAACCATCACCAAGGTATATACCTCCATGGTTAGGTGCTTGCCCATGTCTTTTAGAATAACCCCCTTCCAGAGGCGTATACCACAGTCTGAAGAGGATTATGTCATCCTTCTGCAGATTGTCTAGAGATGCTTTCTCCCACATCTCAGACTTCATGACATACTCTCCCTGCTCTGTCTCTATCGCTCCGTCCGTGAATGCATATATCTGATCTAACTTCGTGAAATCTCTGAGGTCTCTATTACAGTAGAGTGCATAATATTTCCTCACACAGTGGTAGCACGACCAACTATGAATACTCTTCCACTCCTCTCCGAGTAAGTGTGAGTATTCCCTCTCTATCTCTTTTTGTTTCGTGCGTCTACCCATGCGACCTCTGTGGGGGGATTTTATATTGGAAAAATTTTTTATATTGCTTAGAATAAAACTCTCGCTTTGGGATACTTTTGTAGGTTAGGGAAGTAAGAGTTTTTATATATCAACATCCTAAGCATCAAGAATTATCACAAATTAACTGCGATTTGTAACAATAACTGTGACGCTCTCTAAGTGTTACATAGTGTCCCCAACTGCAACATCGTAACAGATACCCTCCAGGATGCAATACTCGCATAACTGTGTATACTGTGTGAGTGTCTCATTGAGACCCAAATCTATTAGAAACTGACACATGTCCCCGATTTCATCAGGTGGTAAGTTTCCCTCGTCATAGAGATCTAATAGTGATTCAAGTTTGGTGGGGATGCTCATACGCTCCTACTGTGTTTGTTTGCATCATCGAGTGCTAGGGATTGACTCCTAAATGGTCCATTCTTAGGGCACTCGGGATAATCATATTGCCAGAAGTATTTGCGTGACTTCTCCCATATTTTGATATTAACAGGTGGATGGGTAGGTAACTGAAAAACCTTACTCATTAGTCATGCCCTCCTCATGTGGTGCGGATAGATGCGGATCATCCTGGTAAATTGGTTTGTGTGTGGTTTGCTTATGCCATTGTCTTTTCTCTCTGATTGATTTAGGTTTGCGTGAATTGTGTGGGTCATTACGTTTGTATGTCCGTCCCATTCATTAATTCATTCAGTCATCCTAATTTGATTTACTTAATCATAATAAGCGATTTCGAGGAATAAGTCAACCCCTCTGTGCAGGTTGTCATAGTGGTCTGGCAATACTTGACAAAAAAATCTTCGTGTGTTACGCTCTTAGACTGCTAAAGATAAAGCACTTAACTATGTTTTTTAATACATTTTTAAAACTGGCATAAGTGGGCAAAAAGTGCTATTTATTAGGGATAAAATTGACTGTAAGGGTTACTCTATCGTCATAGGGGTTGCCCTCGTATCCGTGTGTCATACTTGATGGATAGATGATAAGATCTCCTTCATTCATAGGCACGGTTGCTTCAGTCATATTAAATGCTGTGTAATCCTTATTAGGGAATTGCATAACAGGGTAATAACTACCGTTTACTGCACGTCTAAACTTTAGGGGTGAATGTCCATCGATGTAGTTAATTAATAGGGTTGCCGAGTAGATACAATTAGAATGCTCATGTGGTGCATATAGTGCTCCCTTAGTTGCTAATTCTAGATAACAGTCAGATATCGCAAAATCTAGATCATAGTTATATGATTCAGTATTGTATTCTCTACACTTGTCTAGCAAAAAATCGGCGAGTGTCGCATTGTCTTCTAGTATGGTGTTACGTTTACCTATCTGTGAAACATTATGAGTAATTGCTAATCGCTCATGCTCTGGTCTTATATCCTGTGTTTCTATCCACTTAAATATCTGTTTTTTATGTGTGGGAAAATCTGGCATACTATACCGACCAACTGGTAAAGCAAAAAGTGCGTAAACCTCATTAACTGGTTGAGATGGTAAATTATCGCTTAGTGGTGATTGAGTCATAATTAACGATGAAAAGGGGCGGTATGCCCCTGTAGTGGATTATTTAGTTGTTTGGGGTGGATTAGTCTATTGCTAACTCCATACCGCTTACAAAGTCCTCTGTGACATTCTTATAACCAACAAACCACTCAAATTGCTTTTGAAAAACTCTAGTGCCATAAGAGAATTCATCAAGTAATGCATTTAAACGTGACTTAGTGGTGTTTGACTGCCAACCGCCATCTTTGATGATGATTGAGTTAGATTTGACTGTAGCGATGTGATTGCCATGTAGATAAACATCACTTTCGCCTTCCCATCCCTGTCTAACCATTGTATTAGAAGAAGAGAAGTTAACTCCGTTTCTGATCGCTTGATTCATTTGTCTTTCGATCTTACGCATGTGGTGCTCCGTGTTTGTTTATACTATTATTATAGTGGTTAATCCGACGGTAGTGTGCGGATGTGTGCCACTTCCGCAAATGGCACAACGGTGGGTGCGGATGGTTGCGGAATTTGGTAAGGTTTAAATCCGTCGGGATAGGTGACTACAGTCAACTGATCAAGGGATTCAAAAATGTCTGTGAAAATGTCTTCCATGTTATTAATTATACTTGGATTCCTGTATCTTGTCAAATACTGATCTTTGCAAGTCAGTTAACTCAAAATCCATATCCCTAAGGATATCATATAATTTGATGATTTCATATTGCTCATCAAAAGTCAATTTAATAGTGCTCATTGTGCCATGTCCCAAAAACGTGATTTAGCGATTGATTCCGCTCTTGATTCTATCTCTCTGATTGATAGATTTGGATGTGCTCTCTCTTGCTCTGCGATTGCTTCCTCAAAGAGTGCTTCGATTAGATCTGTGTTTGCTGCAAATGACATTGTTTAAAATCCTCCTTAGAATGGGTTTGACCAGTTATATGCCTGCCAGTCAGTTACACGTCCCTCTTTATTAAGTGAATCGACGTAATCATTAAATGCTTCACGTTTAGCGATAGCATCACCCCACCATTGTGTGCCTAGTGTCTCTTGTCTCCATGCTTCACGGAAGATAGCAACAACTTGCTTTTTAGTCATGTTTCTTGAAAGTGCCATGTGATTTGTGTCGTTAGTAATATTATAAAGGATTAAAGTGTGGTAGTGTAGGATTATGTGCCACTAATGAAAGTGGCACAAGATCGGTTGACTTACCTCATGTAGAGGTGACCGCCTGCCCAGTCAACTTTCTTAGGGTCAAGTAGAATTTTGATGTGCTCAGGATTCTGAAAAGTGTATCTTACATGCTTAGCAGGTGATTTCCATGATGCTGCTTTATACACGTCACCAGTATTTTTATCGATGAAAGTAACGACTGAGCGATCTCTATACTCTTGTCTCTTTTCATCCCACTCACATGAAACAACTTTGAAATACTTCTTACCTTCGATTGCTCTGAAAATGTCTAACTTTGCTGTGCCATTTTCGATTTCTGCAAGTCTGTCAAGTTGATACTGTGATGGTGTAGATCTCAACTCACCGCCGAATGTTGGTCTGTTATACATGTCAATAGTATAAAGTTTTAGATTCTCAGTAAGTGCATCACAATAACCTTCTGTGTAGTGCTTGATGAAAGTCTTGTTTGTTTGCTTGACTGATTCGCCGATTACTTTTGTTTGAGTCATGTTTGTTTGTTGTCTATACTATTATTATAATGGGTAAATGTGCGGTAGTGTATTCATGTGTGACACTAATCCAACTGTCACACAATGCCTTGCTCTACCATGTCAAAAATATCACCATAGTCAAATATGATTTCACCAGTAGAGTTTTCTCTCACACATGAGTAACCATACTCTTCACCCCATTCGATACAAGAATTTTCTGCTTTCTCTAAGTCTGAAGTGTAAACATCCCCATCTAATCCGTTAGGGGTTTCGATAGTGTATAAGAATTGATTCATGATAATAAAATGATAATGGTTTACTCTGGTAACTGATTGCAATATACTTGTCTCTTGAATCTAGCAACTATCTCATCAAGTGTTTTTAGATCAATGTCATCGATGTTGTCATTCTCTTCGCCAACATAGTAAAATGTGTTGTGAATGTCTTTGATTAGATCAAGTAGTGAGATCTCGTTTGCTGTGTAATCCATGAGTTGATTGATTAATTATATTCATATTATAGTCAATAAAAACACGGTAGTGCATTTATATGTGACACTAATACAACTGTCACATATCTGGGTATTCTTCTTGCACTTTGTGCTTAAAGTCAATTAGTCCCTCATGTATTTTAAACAATTCAAACATATCAACATCGCTGAAGTCATCCCACTCTCCAACATATCCCACTCCATTCAAATCTGGTTGCCCATTCTTAAATTGTGGTGCATAGCGAAAATCTCCATCGCTATCTAACCAAAAACACATACCGAATGCTTCGCTATTGAAAAATCCATATGGTGTTGGGGAATAGTTATGTTTTTCCCTTAGTGGTATTCTAGTAGGCATTACTTTCTCACCTCGTAGAATTCTCTAACTATCTTAGTTTGCTCACCAAATTGTCTAGTGATGAAGTTTCTATATCTTACTGCATTTGTGCCTAGGCATCTAGCGATCGCTCTCTCATTGAATACGATTTCATCTATATCCCATGAATCGTTACGGATAGCATCAATAAAATCGCCATTGCTGTGATCAAAATTATTATATGTCAATGTCCCACCATTGCTATTAAAGTTTAAATCGTCTATATCGTGAGTATAGTAAACTGTTGCAATGTGCTGATCATCAACAAATATATTACTAGTGAATTGGTTACCAGTTTGGTATGAGTTATGCACCATCACATTATTCTTTAATGATGTGCTTTCTCTTTGCTTGATTGCCTGTAATACTCTTGTCTGATAAATGTCCATGATCCTGAGTTGTAAATTTTGGATCAAGGTTAAAGGTATCCCTTAGCACTTGTGAATGTAAGCATTAACCTTGATGTATTTAATATAACTCATTTTCATACAGTAGTGCACATGTATGTGACACTAATCCAACTGTCACACACTATTAATACGTTTGTCGATTAACTCCTTATATTCAGAATGTAACTCACATCCAATATAATCACGTCCTAATTGCTTACTAACCATTGCCGTGGTGCCACTACCCATAAATGGGTCAAGTATTAGATCGCCTACTCTACTCCCTGCTAATATGCACGGTTGTATTAAGTCAGGTGGAAATACTGCAAAATGACTTCCTTTATATGGTTTATTAGTTACTGACCATACACTACGTTTATTTTTCTTTGGATAACTCTTTGATAGTCCAGTATGGGGTTGTAATCCTGTGCCTTTATTGTGATACTTTCCTTTAGTCCTATCTCTAGTGCCCCAGTCCTTAGCATCCTCTTTAATTGCTTCATTATCATAGAAGTATTTCTTACTCTTTGAGAATAGAAAAATATACTCATGTGCTTTAGTGCATCTATCTCTCACGGATTCGGGCATCGGGTTAGGTTTATGCCAAATAATATCTTGCCTTAGATACCATCCATCCTGACGTAATGCAAACGCTAACATCCACGGAATACCGATTAAATCCTTTTCTTTTAATCCTTCTAACTTATTACCACGTTTATTACATTTATCAGGCAAATCTTGTTTAGTCTTACTTACTGACTGTTTAGGATATGACTGACCTTTTCCTGGTCTATAATTATAATAACTATCCCCAATATTCAACCATAATGTGCCATCATCCTGTAAGTTATCTCTCACTAAGCGAAAGATCTCCACCATATTATTAATATATTCCTCTGGTGTTTCTTCCTGACCTACTTGTTTATCTTCCCCACCATAATCCCTTAGTCCATAATAGGGTGGACTAGTCACACACATTTGTGCCTTATATTGCCATAATTGTGGCAATGTTTCTCTAACATCACCATAATATATTTTGTTTCTCATTCTGATAACTTTGGAAAACCTGTAGGTGTGAATTCATCTAGTTTAACATTATAACCTATTACTCTAGGTGTTTCATATACATCCTTAGCACTATTATAATAAGATGCGTGACTATCAAGATATGCCTGTATCTCTTCTGCTAAGTGATACGGATTGATCTCTGCATCTTTGCCAGTTTGAATTTTGAAACAGTAAGTAATTTCTTTCATTAGTGGTGCGGGTTGTAAAAGTTGAGCATTAATAAGAGTATAAAGATTATGACTATTATAGTAATAATTAACATGCGATTGATTGAATAAGTTTTAATTCTTGATAGTTGTAAACAGTTTTACGATCTCCATTATCATCAATTAAAACTGTCCAGTTTTCAGTAGGTGTAAATCCTTTTCTGTCTGTATCATCCTTAATATAGTTGATTAATACAGTATAGGTTTTATTCTTGTATGATACAATATCACCTATAGATATGTGTTTGACTGAGTTATACATTATGCTAACTCCCTATCGTCAATAATCTCTAGCATTAATTGATATGCTTTAGAGGGGTCATCTTCCTCTACATATGCCTTGAGATCTTCATAGATGTATTCATCACAATTATCAAATGTGTATTTTTTGAATTGCTTACTGTCAAGTGATTCAATTTCATTGTTAACTTGATTTCTAGCAAGTGCGAGCAATTCTTCGTTACTCATAGTTGTGATAATATACTCTACATACTCCTCTTTGATCTCTTGTAAATCACCAGTTTTTACAGTCATGATAATCCCTCCCAGATTGAAATAAATGTTGTAATCCAGTCACGATTTGCAACTGACATTGATGCTAAATCTTGCTCATCAGCACTTAACATAGGTAGATTGTGATCTGTGCAATACTGCACATAAATGTCACTTAACCAGTTGATTTGATTATCATTCATGTTACTTAACTCCTATGATGTTGAGTGCATTGTTGTAAGCAACTGCTCTTGCTTCGATAACCTGATCTCTCACTCTCTCACGGTCTAGACTATCACCACCACCCCATGTTACATGAGTGCCTTCTTCACATAAATCTAAAACGTTGAGAGTTGCAAGTGCTAACTCTTGTCTTGTTAATCCATCAATAGGATATAAACAGTCAGGATGCTCAGGTGAATAGAATGATTCACAATAGTCAAGAAATTCTTTGAAGTTGTGCATGTGATTTGTTTAACTATTAATATAATAACAAAAAAGCACACGGTAGTGTGTTACCATGTGCCACTAATTAAACTGTCACTCTGACAATAGACTTTCTCTTTTACATAGGTAAGGATTACCATTAATTACTGCATCGATATAATTATCGTTTACAGTATGCTTTATCGATTGAGCATAATTGGTCAATCTTTTGATCTTGGATTGTGTTGATTTTTTGGATTGCATTGATTCCTATGTGTGTGGCAAATAAAAGTATGAATGAGATTAAAATGATTCTCATGATGCTAAGATTGTTTGAGTGATTGCTTCATTAATATATTTTTCAATAAACTCCTTACACTCGCAAACAGTATCATATCCACCTATCTTAGTGTAGATGAATACACCATTATCTAATTGCTTACGAGCATTTACTCTATACTTGTAAGCATTATAATCACCAACATGCTCACCACTAAGATCTTCAGTAATGGTAAATGCACTTAACTGGATACCGTGGTCATTCTCTACATAATCCTCGGATACATAAACATGCTCACTATATGTTGAGACGTTTAGATCAAGGTGTGAGTTGATGATCGCTAGTTGGTCTTCCATGTGTTTGTGTGTGATTACATACCATTATAGGGCATGAGTGGTCAAAATGCAATAGTATATGACAATAGTTTAAATGTCACACTCTACATGACCGACGTCTTCAATGTATGTTGTAATTATACTTTCCTCTTCTTCACTCAACTCCCATGATTTACCTTTAGGAAATAACT